CTTCATAGTTAGAAGATAATAAATCATTTACTTGTTTTATTTGTGAATCAATAGGTAAAAATTGTTTTGTCGTATTCAACGACATTTGATTAATTCTATTTGTTATTGAAGTGGCTACTGTACCTAATACAGAAGCAATGTTTGTTGTAGTTAAGGGTTTTCCACCTTGTGTTGTGGTAATAGATTTTATATTGGCAACAGATTGTGCTTTATCTCTTAATCTTTCATCAACAATTTGTTGTTGTTGATTAGCAATTTTATCTTGTTTAGCAGTTAGTCTTTCCATCTGATTAAAGATTTTATTACCACCTGCCATATACAAACTATTATCGTTTTCGTCGGCCATTTATTACCCTATTTGATCTTCGTCTAAATTAATTTTTAGTTTACTTGCTTCAATTTTTTTAGTTTCAATCTTTTCTTGTGTTCTACCATATGCTGTTACACCTAATACGGCACCCATTGCAATATGAAAAAAACCAGCACCTTGTAATGTCAATGGATTCCATTGTGTAAACACAACTGTCTTTAAATATGTTGCTTGGGCAAAATTCCATAATATAGGAAATATAACAAAATCAAAAGCACATACTGCTAGATATAACCAACCCATAGCAGGACGCCACTTAGTATTAAAACCTGTTTCTTTATTCTGTGTACTCATTGACTATTCCTTTTCTTTCTATCTGCTTCTTCTTTTAAATGATTAATCAATAACGAAATGTAAATATCACGTTCCCAAGGTATCATATTCTCTATCTCACTTAGTGAATATTTATGATGTTGTATCAATGCAAAGTTAGTTTCAAAGTATGCCTCTAACGAATTATGAGAGAGGCTTATTCGAAAAAATCAGATATTCCTGTTAAAACCACCTTACTTTTCACGTTAGTTTTAGGATTAGTCACCTCTATTTCGTGTTTTAATACAGGCATTGTTTCAAAAAACTTTCTTATTTTAATAAAGGCTTCTTGTGGTAAACCTTCTAGGAATTCTCTTAATTCTTTTTTAGTACTATCTTTTGCTGGGTATATTTTATCACCTTCAAAAACGTGATCTATACAATCAACCAAAATTGTAAACATCAACTCTAATTGTTGAGTATCAATTTTACCTTTACCATAATCATAGTTTTTTAAAGTAGGATAACCTAATACTACACCTAAGTTTCTTTTTTCATCTAAAATTATTTTATTTGAATGTGAATCATCAACCTGAACTTCAATTTTAGTTAAATCAACTTCAGTTTCAACATAAGTTTTTCCATCGTCTGGACATATCGTTTTAAATTTAGATATTTCTGATACTGATTTAGCTCTTAATTGTAAAAATATATACTCTATATCGAATATAGGTAGTAAATCTACTTTTAAAACATTAAATGTACAAGCATTAATTATTTCTCTTATTGCTTCAACAATTTGTTTGTTGTCGCCGGTTTCTTGTGCTATAAAAAGTATTTTTTCTTCTCTCACTAGAAAAGGTCTAAATTTTACTTTTAAATCTTGTGATGGTAGTGTCAACTCATATGTAGGCACATCAACTCTTGGTAACGTCATTATTATCTCCTTTTATTATAAATTAAGTGGTGGAAAATTGCCAAATGGAGGAAATACTCGACCACCTGTAATACCACCGATTGGTATACGTCTTTTTAGTCCTTGTAATACATCAACACCAGCACGTCTTAATTCTGGTGGTAATTTGTTTAATAGGCCGCCAAATGCACCAAAAGAACTTTTAACGGTAACATCTCTAAAGTTTGGTTGACCTAATTCTATATTGCCTGATCTATCTAAGAAGTAATTTATCCAATATCTAAAACCAAATGTCACTTGAAAAGTTTGTACAGCATTATTATCATACGAATACTCTACAGCACTTATAGTTTTTGGAAAACAATCAAATAACTTAACAGCATAAGTTACATCATCTCTTTCGTTACGACTTGCAAATTGACCTAATTGAAATATGTTTACATCAGAAACATAATTATCATAAAAATTAAAATTATGACTTTGATTGCTAAACGCAGCTTTTTGCCATAATTCAAAATAACTTCTTTCTCTTAAAAACTTATCGGCATAAAATGTTGCTGTTATATCTGCTGACTTATAATCTATTGCTATTTTATATGCTGGGCCGTGGTGTTTAACTTCTTTCATTTCAACTGTACGTTCAGGCATTGATATAGCAGAACAAAATGCTTGTACACGTCTAGCGTTTGCTTTTTGTACAGAAATCATTTCTGCTGAACTTTTGAATGTAGTTGCTAATTCGTTTGCACCATCACTTAATTCAGAACCAGGATCTATATTTGTAAGACCTGCACCACCAGCTTTTGGTAAATTAAACTCAACATAAAATCTTGCCTTACGAGCAAATCCTTCTGCCTCATTAATATATGATTGTACACGACCCATAGTCGTTTCAGGATTGCCACCTGCTTTTTGTCTAAATCGTGGGTCGTTTTCAACATCATCTAAAGAACGATCACGTGGTAAACCTAATCTTATATCAAAACCACCAATACGAACTCCACCTCTTAATATGGCCATTACAATGATCTCCTTGAAGCTGCATATACACTAGCAGCAGGTCTCTTTTGAAATTGTTGTACTGGTAAATAACAAGCAATAGCGGCCTGTGATAAATCAATTCTTAAAAAACTTGATCTAACGTGTTTGTACAAATACTTTTTGATTGTTGGTTTTACAAGTGGTATATTTTTTACTCTACCCCAACTTACATCAAATCGTGCTGTATCTATTTTTTTACTTGTTGCGTATCTTTGCATATTTTCTAATAATTGTAATCTTAGTAATGGTGGTAAATAATGAAAGTTTAAACCACTAAAACCACCTTTAATTCCTTCTAATGGTAACACAAGAGGAAAAGTATCGTAATATGGTAATGTTTCTTTATACTTCGGATCATAAAAGAATAAATTTAATAAACCTAAATTTGGTCGTGCAGTCAATGTACCTTGTGCCATTAACTTATTGGCACTTATCTTTTGACCAATAGACTGTACAGCATTTTTATACCAACTTGCTGACTTTGTAGTATCGCCTTGTTTATTAGCTAATTTGTCTAGTATTGAAACCATTGTCTATATTTATATTAACTATAGACACCTATGTCTTTTTCAGTAAAGATTTTAAACTCTAAATCGTTGCCTTCACAGTACACTTTAGCGGCTTGCCATTTAGCTTGGTTCTTTATATATTCTAATTGTTCAGTCACAAAAGAACGACTTTGTTTCTTTGGTTTCTTAGGTGGAAAACACTGACGATATGGTTTTATTTCAACCATAAATTTCTTACCTGTTTTTAACTTGAATATAAAATCAGGATAGTATCTATGAATACGATAATCAATAGGTGAACGATAGATAATAGGTATTTCTTCACTAGCCCAAAATTCAACAGCATCATTTTTATCCAAATACACCATCATTCGCCTCTCTAATAGTGAACGATATACTATTCTATTTGGGTCACCAGCGTACTTTTTAGGGTGTGTAGGTTTGTAAATTCCTTTATAACTTGTTCTCATATCACATATAAATATTACTATTAATCATATAAGGTATTTATCGTGTTAGGAAAAGTAGCAAGTATCGTTCAAAAAAATCTAAGCAACTTACAAAGTACGGGTGGTGGACTAGCAGGTTTGGCTGCCGGCTTAGGTGGTGCATTATTTGATAAAGCAAAAAACAGTATTCAAACAAATGCTGCAGCTGCAAAAATATTAAACAAATCACCATTAGAATTAAGCGATGCAAGTCCTATGTCGCACATGAAACAAAACCCTTATGAATATGGCACAGTTTTTTATCCTGATAATGTACAAAACTTAGGTACAGGCCATTATATGATATTTGACATATTAGAAACTACAACTCTTTATTCATCTATAGGTGATATTGCAAAATTAGGTGCTGAAAAAGCAATGAAAGCTTTAGGCGATGAACCAACAGCAGCAAAAATAAAAGAAAGTAAAATGCAAGGTGGTAAATCCGCAACATTTAAAAATGGCAAATCAAGAATTTCAAACCAATCATCAGGCATCAATGCAGGATTTTCAGGTTCAAGACATACTCGTGTTGTTGACTCTATAATTTTATACACACCACCAGGACTTAAAACATCATACAACGTAACACATTCAGGTAAAGAAACAGGCATGATGGGAGATTTAGCAGGTGTAAAAAGCTTTGGTGATATAGTTAATAGAAGTGCTGAAATTGCACAAAAATTAGGTGCCGAGATTGCACAAGGCATTACACAATTAATTCCAGGTGCAGGTGATTTTAAAGCAACATTACAAAAATTAACAGGCCGTGCATTTAATAATAATTTAGAAATGGTATTTGAAGGTGTGCCTATGAGAGAATTTTCTTACACTTTTGAATTTGCACCAAAAAATAGAAAAGAATTAGATAACGCTAGAAAAATAATATCTCTTTTTAAATTTCATATGCATCCAGAATTAGGACAAACAAATGATTTCGTTGTGCCATCACAATTTCAAATGTCATACATGTATATTGATAAACAAAATATGTATATACCTAGAGTAAGTAAGTGTGTATTAACAAAAATGGATTTAGAACATGGTGACCAAACAGTATTTTCAACCTTTGCAGGTGATGAACTTGGAGCTGCACCTGTATATACAAAGATGTCATTAAG